CTACAATATTATAATACCTTTCTCTATTTTGATTTTCTAAATTTTCAGAAATATCTTCAATCATACTATCATCAATCACATCAAATGGGAATATCAATTTAGATTTGATATTTGTATGAAAAGTAGAATTAGGATGATATGCGATAAATCCATCTGAAATATATTCTTTTAAAGTATTATCAAATGTTCTATCATTTATTTCCAAATTAAGTTGAGATTCTTTAATTGGATATCTAACTCTTGATGATGTTGGCAATACTATAATAACCAAATCATCATCGTTTATTAAATGCAAACATTTTAAAAAAATATCAACAATAGTTTGTATATCTCTACCACCTCTACCACTTACAATTAATTCTTTTCCTACAAATTTATTTTTTAATAAAAGTTGCCAAGACACATCACCATGTCTTATAGTTGCAAAACTATCGCCAAAAATCCATAATTTTTGATTAGTTTTCAATTTTATTAAAATTTTGCTATGTGAGAAAATGTGGATTGCAACCAGTCCGTAACATTTGGAAATGAATCCAATACACGCGTTTTCAATCCGATTTTTAAAAATTCTTGCTTACTGAATTTATCCGTTGGTTCATTGTATCTATCCATAATTTTCATACGAAGATTGCCACTAAATGTCGGTTCGGATAATTGCATTAATTTACGATTTCTCTTTAATATTTCTAAATTATTCTCAAATAAATCATGTGCTTTTGTTTTCTTTGGTTGCTCTTTAATATATTCCAATAAAGATTCCGTAGTTTGCACTTCTTCATTTGCTAATATAGGAAATGATTTAATAATCGTTTTCAATCCTAATCCCGTAATACCTTCTACATTATCGGATTTATCACCATCAATCATTCTGAAATTGATAAAATTATGTGGATGGATTCCGAATTCTTCTACAACCTCATCAATATTGTAAACTTTCTTTTTAGATGGTGAATATACACTCACATCTTTGTTTACCAATTGTAAGAAGTCTTTATCGGTACTCATTATAATAACCTTCTCATTTTCCTGCTTTAATTGAGTAGCGATGTATGCGATAACATCATCGGCTTCAATTCCATCGTAAATCATAATGGAAACGGGTAGAGCTGAAAGTAACTCACCTAATCCAGCCATTTGGCGTTTCATAGATGCGCTTTCCTCTTCAGGGTTCATCTCAACCGAAGCGGCACGATTCAATCTCATTTTGATTTTATTCTTACCTCTTTCAGATTTGTAACCCGAATATATATCCTTTCTGCTTTGTGAACCCCCTTTACCATCGAATACTACGATTACTCTTGTAGGGTTTAATGTACGGATGGCGTAGCCGATACTTTTTAAAGTACCGACTATTCCTCCAATATGGTCACCATTATCATTAAGATTTGGTGCGGTTGACCAGGAACGAATAAATGTATTTAATCCATCTATTACTAAAGTTTTGGAATTGCGTTGTAAATCACCGAATCCCTTATGTTCCTCATCTATTTGTTTTAGTATATCTAAATACTTTTTGTTAATCTGACTCATTGCCTTCATCCGTTGTTATTTCAACTTCCTCTGATGCTGATGTTTTGTATTGTAATATAGTTGCTTCACAAATCCTACGATAGATTTGGTCTTTCAATTCTTCATTCTCCAACATTTTTGGAAAATCTTTGGATTGAAACTTCATAATCTCACCGGTATCGATATCAGTATATTCGTACCAAGCACCTGCTTGCTTTACTAATTTACCATCCTTCATAACCGATAACCAACCTCCGTAGTTATCAATACCTCTATCAAAGAAGATATCGAAATCTGCGTGTCTTAATGGTGGTCCCATTCTATTCTTAATAACCTGGCAACGAACCTTAATACCTACGATTCTATCACCTGCTTTTAGCTGTCCCATATTCTTTAAACGAACTCTAACAGAAGCATGGAATGCAAGTGCTTTACCACCCGATGTTGTCCAAGGGTCACCAAACATTGCGTTCATCTTTTGTCTTAATTGGTTTGTGAATACTAAAGCAATTGATTGTCTACCAATCATATTGGTAATCTTTCTCATTGCTTTGGAGATAATGATTGCTTTATCAGTTGCGTAACCATCTTTATCATAATCAGCTTCTAACTCTTTTTTAGTTGAAGCGGCTGCTACTGAATCGACTACGATTGTAACCAATCTATCCTTATCACCTTTACGAACTTGCTCAATAATTGTTTCACATGCTTCAAAGATACCTTCAACAGTATCAACTGAAACATATAGGAGTTTTGAGATATCTACTCCAATTGCTTCTAAGAATTCTCTACTAACTGCGGTTTCCGTATCAATCAATACTGCGACACCACCTTTGCGTTGTGTTTCAGCAAGGAGATGGGCGGAGAGCAGAGATTTTCCACTCTGCTCTAAACCCGTAATCTCACTAATACGTCCTACTGGCAATCCACCATAAGGTCGGTTTGATATTGCTACATCCAACATTGCGTTACCAGTAGATAACCAATCTTTAACATTTGTAGGGGCATCGCCTCCTTCATCTGTCAGGAAGTATGCAATCTTACCATCCTTATTTTGTTTGTTTAGAGAATCGGCAAGTACACCTGCTAAATCTTCTTCTCTTTTTGCCATTGTAACTTTTTAATTTTAGTTGTTGAATAAATCATCGAATGCTGATGCTACATCATCTTTTGGTGCTGCTACCTTTGGTGCTTCAGCTTTTGGAGCCGGAGTTTCCCAAGGTAAATCACCAAATTCTTGTGTACCACCCATATCAGCCGATGGTTGTGTTGGTGCTGCTTTAGGAGCTTCTAATGCTTCGTTTACAGGATTACCTGCGCCGTTTGCATTTGCTGTTGGATTTAACCAATTTTCTAATACACCTTTTAATTCATCATAAGATAATTCAGAATATAATTCCGTAATTTCTTTTTGAGAATCTAATAATTGTTGAACCTGAGCTGCATCATCTAAGATTTTTGATGTTGCTGGTTTAACTCTAATTGTAGTTGTTGGATAAGCTGCATTTGATTCTTCAGCTGATACTACTTCCAATACGATATCTCTACCTGTAATTGGGTCAGTAATATCTCCGTAATCCGGGTCAGCGATGTAACCTAAAATGTCCTGATAAACAGTCTTACCAAATCCCCAAAATTTAACACCTTCGTTTTCTTTACCTCTTACGATAACTGGTGCGAAAGTTCTTAATTTTGGCTCCATTTTCTTACCTGCTTTCCAATCATCTGTATCGCCTGTTCGTTTAAGTTTTTCTGCAAACTCTACGATAGGGTCAGGTCTACCAAATGACATTGGAGATAAATAAGTTTTGTTATTGATGTTGTAGTGAAAATACAATTCAATAAAAGGATTGTCTTTGTTGAATTTGTAAGGTACTAAACGGATTTGAGATTTTCCGTTTGCCGGTTTCCAGATTGAATCCGACTTCTTTGTGTTGTTTTGAAGAGAGCTAAATCTCTTTAGTGCTAATGAAATGTCCATTGCTTTTTTAAGTTTTAAAAGTTATTAAATTGTTTTAAGTTTTAAGGTTTTATATCGATACTTACCTATATCTAAATATAACCTTTTCGTCTTTTGTTACACAAATATACGAAGTTTTTTTGAATTTTCCAAATTATTTTGCCCATTTTCCTCTTTGAACCAATTGAGCAATAATACCATATACAGATAAATCTTCATATGTATCTTGAATGGATTCACCAACCTCATCAGGCTGTCCCAAAACCACCAATTGCTTCAATCTTTGAATCTTATCATTGATTCTGAACCAAAGACCTGTGAGTGATAATTTGATATCTTCTTTGGATTGTAATGATGTTCCTACTGAAATGTTACCTGGTCCGTAATTCCTTTGTTTCTTACAAAAGGTTTCATACATTTCGGCTTGAATCTTTTTGAATTCTTCCATCATTTCTGGGTACACCCTTTCGCAATGTTCTCTTGCTGTTTCTTCTTTGATTTCTGGCATAACTACTTTTTTATATTCCATTTTTTATTTAAATAATCATAATACTCTTTGTGCTTCCTACCATTGTAAAGAAAGTACACTAAATGGATATCAATCCAAAATTCGATTTTTTTTAGTAACTTTTTCATTTGATTTATTTATTTTGTTTTTAAGTTTCATAGCAAGTGCGCATGTTTCATACTCCTCATAATCAACAAGGATTTGTACATTTTCATCTAATAAATCTAAGAATTCCTTACTATCGATTGATAGTGTAATTACAATAAGCCCTTTTACAATAACTCGGGCAAAATCTACCTTTCTCTTCTTATTCCTTAATCCAAACTCTATACCATTAATAATCGATTTCGATATTTCCATTCGATGTGTTTCGAAAATATCAGAAGGGTCGTTGGCTTGTATTTCGATAGGTTTGAATCTATTTTTTTTCATATTACAAATATATGAAAAATAAATTAGAATTCCAAATCATTCGTATTAAAACTTTTGAAAACTTTTGTAGGTATTTTTTTGTATCCTATACTTGATGTAGTAATTATACAATTTTTGAATTCGTCCCATTCAATCATATAGGAATTATCCAACATACCACCTGTTTTAGATTTAACTACCTCATTCAAAGCGTTAATTGTATATATTGTATTTGATTGTTTCTTTCTATGAACTAATATAGTTTTCCATTCGGATGTAATCGCTGAAGAACCTTTACCAACATTAAATGTGATAAATGCTTCTTCTGGTTTCATTTTGCTTTCCAAAATGAAAACATTTGGATTTGTTAAAGTATAGTTTGTTAGTATGAAACTAACTGATTTATCTAACTCTTCCTTTGTCGTAAATAGGCAAAGTAATTGTGTATTCATTATGCTTGATTTATTTTATTGTCTATTTCCTTACAAGCCATCTGAAATTCTTTTGATGGTAAACATTCTAAAGAAACAGCCCCATTATATCCAACTCCTTTTTCTCTCATTTGAATATTAGCTATTTTCAATGGTTTTACATTATTACCCTTTGCTGAATATGTTAATGATGCTACACCATTTGTAACTTTAATACTTAAAAATTCTTTGATATTATCCCACTTATCAGTTCCAAACATTTCTTGCATATGTTTTTGTGTGATATACATACTATCAATTTGCATTGTTTCAACTCCTTCAACCATTGTTTTTACAGGAATTGCCTCTTGTAACTTTCTCAATAACATACCTTGGAATTCCTTATTAGTTGCCATCTTTTTAGCGGCTTCTTGCATAAATCCATATGTTATTTCTTTGTGAGATTCTAACCAATCAGTTTTACCAGAATATACGCCCAACATTTTATGATAAACCATTACTGCTTTTTTGAAATCTTTTGCACCTCCACCAATATTTTTTGCAAAATCTTCCATATCCATTTGCTTAACGCTATTTAAATACTTCTGAACTCTCATAGCTAATTGAGCTTCATTTTTATCCATAGCTAATGGGTCGTTTTTCTTACGACTTGTACAATCGGTAATTACTTTATTGAAATCTTTGTTAGGTATTTCTCTAATTAATTCAAATCCTCTTTGTGCACTTTGTAATTGTGCATCTTGTAATTCTTTATTTTTAATAGGTGCTTTTGATAATGCAGCTTTTGAATACTCTCTTAATTCCGCATCTTCATTTTTACCAAAACGAGGGTCTTTTGCATCTTTCATATTTTGCAAATCATTAGCTCTACTCTCTTTTTCAGGCCCCAATGTATAGAACCAGTTTTTAGCTTCACCTAAACCTGCATTTAATAAAAATATCTCCCAATTCTTTTTACAACTGATTTCAATATTTTCAATTTGTCCTTTTATTTTAACTTGAGCATTGATATCGGTTGAATCACCTTTATCATCATAGTTTGCACCTAATGCCTCTTGTTGCTGTCTAACATCCCAAGTCATACCTGTAACTTCCCAATTTCCGTTACCATATTGTCTGTTCATATTTTTAATGAACGCATCATGTGCACCTGAAAATTCTTTAATCCAAGTTTTATCTAAAATAGGTGTTCCACCAGCTTTTTCAATTGCATCAGCGTTTTGCACTAATGAATCGATAAATTGATTTCTTAATTGAATACCCTTTGGTGTATTTGGAAATGAATATACAGCTTGCAATGCCAATTCATTAGCTTGTGCCGAAATTTTACCTGCGCCATATTGGTCGGTAATCATACTAATAGGTGGTTCGAAATCACCTTGCTTAGACATTTTTAAAATACTTTTTAAAGCATCATATCCAGCTGGAGGTAATTTACTCCTTAACATTGCATCCGATTCTTTTGGGTATTCGTATTTTGTAGTAATACCTTGCGGATATGTTTTTTTAAAGTTAGAAATAGCCTTTTCAGTTGAAATGCCTGAAGGTGGTAATGCTTTTAATCTATTTGCTGCTCTTTTTTGGTCAACTGTTTTAGAACCCTTAGTACCATATTTTTGCTTTGGAGCGGCAACAACTACTCCTTTATTAACATCTACTTCTTTGGATGTAGGTTGTTGTTTTTTATCATTTCGTTTTTCAGCACTACTTACTCCAATATCAGCTTTTGGTGCAACTTTTTGCTTCCCTACTTTTTGTTGTGATGGAGTTTCCTTTGGTATTACCCCACCATTCTTTTGCTTTGCTTTAGCAATTTCAGCTGGAGTTGGTTTAGTATGATATGTCGGGTCTAACTTCTTAACAACATATACATTGCCAGATTTTTTATTTTTAACTACCTCATCTTCATTAAGAAAACTAAAATACACTCTTGCTTTTTGTGCAAGTTGTGCAGCATCTGATATGCCATTCTCTCTTAAAATATCGATTAAATGATTAACATGAGATTCTTTGTTTAAATCGGGTATTCCACCCTCTACTCTGTAACTTAATTCTAATAAGATTTCTTTAAAATTTGGAATCATTATTTTTTTGCGTGTTTATTCCTATATAATTATATGATATAAATATAATTTTTTATTCTATTCCAACTAAATTATCATAATTACTTCCCTCTTCAACTTTGACAGGGAATCCACCTACCTCCATAATCCTTTTCACTTCACTCAAAACCCAATCCCTTTCAACAGGATGAACATCTATAAGAAACGCATCGTAGGTGTACAAAATCATTTTACTCATTTTACCATTCAGTAAATCCAACACCTTCTCAATCTTCATATAGTTCACTTCAGTTTCTAACGCCTGTAACAAATAGTTGAATACCTTTTGTTCAGTCGCTCCTTCAATTTTTGAGAAATGGATTTCCCTCTTATAGAGAGGAGTCGTTAAACGACCCGAAATTACGAACTTTTGGTATAGTTCCCTAATGTACCCCTCTACCTTTTGAAAGAACGGAATTCTTCGAGCGTTATCATCTAACCCCCCATACAAATATGTAAAGGTTACCTTCTTCGCAGTTTCGTAATCACATCCATATAAGTCGGCAAGGTGTTGGTGAGCGGTAACCCCTTTAGGAAATTCATATCCAACCAATTTGGCAATCAATCGTATGTGATAAGATTCGTAATCAAATTGTAAGAGAGTTCCCTTTGGATTCCTACTAACGAAGCACCCCCTACTCCCATCCGATTTGTTTAAGGCAGAGTAGTTAATGTTTAAGTGTCTATTGGAAGGTCTACCCGTTGTTGTATATGGATTGTATTGTGTGAACACCAATCCTCTTTTGATGTAATCTTTAGAAAGGCTAAAACTATCAATAAATTTTTCTTCTTCGACTTTCACCCCAGCCCCCTCCAGCCTCCCAAGTGTTCGGATAGCTGAAGAATATGTGATTGATGATTGAGTAATCGTATTTGGTACAGGCATTGCTTTTAACACCTCATACCACTTCATTAGAGGAATACAATCATTCAACTCTTTATAATCGATTCTATACCCCTTATAAACCGATTCAGCGAACTCGCTGAATATGAAGGGTTTACCATATTGTTCAAAGTATACCCACTCATAATCAAGTCCTTTTGTTGCTACATATCTACTTCCATATACGATTGTATTTTCACCAACCAGTCCATCTATTGGAAACTTTTCAATCTTCTTTGCATCGATGTGATTGATGTTTATTATACCATCACTATTATCGTTCAATCTATAATAGATAAACGATATACGATTCATAAATGGATGTGCTTTGTGAGAACTCCATACTGGTACTATCAAATCGATTGTTGGATTTGATTTGACAAAAAAATGTAGGGCAGATTTAGTTTCTATTAAATTCATACCCTACAAATATACGAAAAATATTTTAATTATCCAAATTACTCTCCCCAATGTTTTGCACGAAGTTCGTACATATTAATTGGTTCACGTTTCATTTGGTTACCTGGATTAAAATATGCACCTTCTTTTAAATACCCACCTAAGAAATTTCTTCTCATTCTATTTGGGTCTCTATTTGGTTCTGAACCATGTACAACATGGGAGTGTAATAATGCAACTTGTCCTTTTTTCAAATAACCTTCTACTTTACGGAAATCATGTCCTTCTGGCATTACACAACTTTTACCTCTTTCACTTCTCCAGTTATCAGTATTTGTTGCTTTTCTTTCTTCGTTATCTTCAATTGGTAAAACCGGTAATCTATGTGAACCTTCATAATTCCACACTGCTCCGTTTTCAGGGTCGTGATTATCCAATGCCAATGCAGTGTTGATGATTTCGTTATGTCCACAACCAGTATAGAATGCATTTTGATGTTGGTCTCTTCCTAATTCACCTTTTGGTTTATAATAACCCCAAGTTTGTAATCCAACAACATTTCCTTCCATTAGGAATTCACATGCTTCCATAATTTTTGGATGTGCGAATAATTTTTCAATTAAAGCAGATTCTCTATGTGGATACATAATTGGTTCGAATTCTTGCCATTTTCCCGGCTCTCTTTCATTGCGTTCCAATCGTAATCTATCTAATTCTGCGTTGATTTCATCCACTTCAGTTTCGGTTAATAATTCCAAAACAGTGAATCCTCTGTATCTCCAATCAAATGACATTTGTTGAAGTTCTTCTGTTGTAAGATGTTTGTATTGTGCCATAACTTAATTAATTTATATATAAATATATATAAGATTTTTTACCAAAAGAAAGAAATCTTAAATGATTCTTATCATTTATAAAATTGTAAAAGATTGGGTAAATATAATCCTATATTATTCAATTGTTTACCAACTAATCGTATCGATGCGTTATTAGAAGAACTAACTCCTATATCATATAATCCACCATCATCATTGTATACTACATTCAATGGACCTGATATTCTCCATTTCATATCAGCTACTTTCCAAAATGGTGATTCGGATAGTTCCGAATAAACTTCCTCATCTATTTCATATATGTGTCCGTAAATATCATTTGCTTTTTGTGCAAAGTACCTTCTTATAAATCCTAATTCATAATCATCGGATGATGGTGATGGTACTATTGTTTTTGGAATTTCTATTTTAAATAAATTCAAATTATTTGCTACATCTTTATACATAAAATTAATTTAATGGAGTTATTCTAAATCCAGCTTCAATTGTGGTTGTCCACCCATCGTTTGAAACATTATGTTTAACATTTGTAATTTGAAACACACCTATTTGATTGTATATTTCAGGCACACCATTCACACAAAAATACTCACCACAACTAAATCCACTCATACCATCGATAGTAATTGTAATATCAATTGGAGTCAATATACTTTTTTTATCCTCTTCCGGTGAAGCAACATATTTTTTAATTAAATCTACATCCGTAAATATTAATGGTTTAATATCACCATTTTTCGTTTTTTTAAATTTAATCGATTTTTGTTCAACTATTTCGGTATAGTTTTTAGCTTCATTTGATTCTTCATCCTTTTTATCTTCCCCAGGTGCTCTCTTTTTTTC